CGTTCGCCAGTAACTGCATCCCCGCCGTTTGCAGTTGCGAGGTCATCCAAATCGCAAAGGCGAGTTCATCAATGAAATCCCACTGCCCAGAGACGCTACCCGGCTCGAACCACTGGAAGTTCTGATTCGCGGTCGCAACCCCGGCATAGCAGTTGTAGCCGTTGCCGACGAGGTTGAGATACGTCTGCAGATTCGTGACGTTCGGTGTCAGAAGTGGATTCGACTTTGCGGCATAGTTGATGTAGCCGTTCAGCGCGTTGTAATTGGTCGAGGCGATCGCCCCACAGACGAATGCGGCGATGGTACCCACGGCGTCGTACACCGACACACAGCCGTTGTAGCCTGCGACGATCTGGCCGAACACACCAGACTGCGGCGGCGTCTCTGTCGCCACCACATTCGAATCCCAGTTGACGTAGATGTACTGCTCGTTCTGAGCATTCACCCACGCGGCAAAGGCTTCCATGATCGTAAGCGTCGGCTGGGAAACCGTCATGAACGTCGCCCAGTTTTGCTGCACGGCAAGGACGCCGTTCATGAGCGTTGCGGCAGTCGTCGCAGCGACACCCTGAGACAGCACAGCGCCTGTCGCGGTCGTAAGATTCAGATCTGCCGAGAGTGTGCCGCCAGCGACCGTCATGGTGCTGGTGGCGCCCGTGGTCGTCGATGTGATGACAAACGCTTGGCGCAGCGCATCGTAAGTGACCGTGACTGGTGCGGTCAGGGCGGTGAAGCCGCCCTGCAGGATCGTGGTCGCCGCCTCGCTGAAACTCGTTGCGGCGGAAAGGTTGAGGCTCCCGGTGGTGTAGAGCGTGCCGTTGACCGTCACGGAAAGCGTGCCCGTGAACGCCTGCAGTTGCGTGAGCGTCATGCCTGCAGTGGTGCCGCCGCGCAGATAGGCCGCAACCGCACTAGATGTGTCCTGCGTGAAGTAGAGAACGCCGGGGAGCTGCGTGCAATTGGTGAAGCCAGAGAAGTAAACGGCCGCGAGCAATGCCTGCTGAGAGTTCGCGCCGTACCAGCTCTGCACCGCTGCGAGGTTGTAGAACGGCTGCACCGTTCCTGCGGGGATTGAGGTGTCACCGGAGTTGTCAACCATCACGCAATTGAGGCTTTTGCCGCTGCCGCCAGTGCCCAACACACCGGGAAGTACACTTACGAACTGCGAGGCTGGTATCGAAGTCGTCATGGCGGGTATGCCTCGTTCACATCAATCACACCGGACTTCAAAGAGGTTGCAAACGTCTGCACAGGGGTCACGACGGGGTTGTACTGCAGCACTGCGTCAAACGTCCACCGCTGCTCGTACTGATCTTCCGCATCTTCGAACGGCATCATTCGTGCATCCGAGCAATAGAGAGGCTGGCAGTTCGGTGCCAACGCAGTGCACCCATAATCGTCTCGCAGCAAGGTTGAGAGCATCGGCGCCCACTGATCTGCCGTTGCACCATAGCAATCGACTTGCACATTGAACTGCGTGTCGCGCTCGATGCTGATGGTCGTAGGATCAGCATCCGGCGCCTGATCCCAACTATCCTGATTGGTCGCGAGCGGGATCTGAAAGAGACCCGTCATGACGATGAAGCCCGGATCTGTGGGCGGCATCGGTACGAGGTTGTCCACGCCACGCACAACAGCTGCGTTGGGCAGACCAGTCGCAGCAACAATGAAGTTGCCTAGCGCGGTATACACGGCGGCTAGTGTCGGTGAAATCGTGTCGCTCATGCGGGGTCCTGCAGCACGACGGCGACTTTGCTCCAGCCGCCGTTACCGACGCTCGAAGTCCACGGTTCCAATACGGCGTACACGAGCCAGGTGTAATTTGGGCCGCAGAGGATCTGTGGAAAAACGAGCTCGTCACCGCCTTTGGCATCCACGCGCACAACACCTTGCGGATCGCCGTACATGTACACCGCACGCGTGACCTTCTGAGCGTTCAGGAAGTTGGTCTTGTACAGATCCCCACTGCTCATCGGCTGCACCTGCATCTGCACGTTGGTGAACGTGGTGAAGACAGGTGAACGGGTGAAGTCGGCATTGGACGTCGGCCCAGTGCTCTGCATCCATGTGCCGTAGAGGTCTGGATTCACCGCGTTGATCGGCCCGCGCACGATTTGGTGAAGGTTCATGGGATCTTCACTTCGTAATCGACCGCGCGCAGCATCACGCCCGTGTCGATCAATGGCTTCGCAAAGCCCTTACGCGCAATCGTCTTTGGAGAAAGCGGCGGTGAGGTCAGCTCATTGATTGACTTCTGCAACTGTCCCGCAACGACCGTGCCCATGACGCCGAGCGTCTTTTCAGAGCTGTAATCGGTTTTCTTGGCGGCAGCTGCCAGCGTGTGACCCCAGCCCGGAGATTCAGCTGAAATCATCCTGCGGAAGAACGCCCGTGGTGGTGCGCGCAAGGTGCCGAACTCATTCCAGAAGGCAACCGTCGCGACGTTCTGTGCAGGTTGATCTGGCTTGGCGGGATACGTCGCGCCTTCGAGGAACCCGACAGCCACTTCCCCGCCACGCCCCAGACGCGCAGCGATGCGCTCCAGCGTGGCGCGTAGCTTGTCGCCGCCTGTGATTGACATTTCAATGTCAGCCATCAGCAGCCCCACCCACATCCGCCATAACCACCGCCGTAGTAGCCATTGGGGTACCAGCCGGGACCGCCATAGAGCGGGAAGGGGCTGAAGTTCGGCTGCGGTGCGGGGACGTACTGCATCGCGCGCAGGTTCGCCGTCAGAAGCCAGAAACTTGCGCCGTACTGCGTCTGCGCAAAAAACGCAGCGCTCTGCGACATCTCGCTTGCGTACTCTGCACTGACGGTGACAGAGCCTTCCGCAGCTTGGCTGATGCGCCCGACCATGCCCGCAGGCCCTGAGTTGTTGACGCCCTGAAACAGCGCCGTGAAGTGCGCGGTGAGGAGGTACAGCAACGTCTGCCTTGTGGGCGCATCGCACACCCGCGAGTAACACGAGTTGCCGAGGAACGTCGTCGCGTTCACGAAGTTGCCAGACAGGGCAATGGTTGCTGTCGTCGTAAATTCAGGGTAAATCGCGACGAATTCAGCCGCGTTGAAAACAACGGTGCCGAAGGTCGGCTGAACGGGTGTGCAGCCGGCGATGGTCACGCCTTAACCCTACGCAAATCGGCGCGCAATTGAGCGGCCTCCCCTGTCACTTCCGCGAGTCGCGCGCTGGCGAGCTCCAAATTGTGATTGGCAATCCTGACTTCCTCAATCAACTGCTCACGAGACATGTGCATGAATTCGCTATTGAGATCGCGAATTGCTGCCATCTTCGGAAACACTGAGTCTAGTTCGCTCACGCTGCCTTCCCCGTCAGCTTCGCCAAATGCTCTTTGTCTGGTTCGACCTTGCCGCCCGCGCGCTTATCCCCAAGAGGATTCAGCGGCTCAAGGCCCGTCAATTCCTCTGCGCGCTCCTTGCCCATCGACTGAGCGCTTGCCATGTTCTGCGCGCGAAACACCATGCCGTTTTTGACGTAGGGTGCATCCTTGTGATCCGCCCACCACTTGTCGAAAAACTCCTTATCGACTTCGGTGTACTCAGCCTCATCGATACCTGGATTGGTACCCTTGATAATGCGAGCGTTTGCACCCTTGAGCGTCACCGTCTCGCCGCGCGGCATGGGCTGAAGCTGCTTCGGGTCTGCCGGAGCTTTGACGTTTTCCAGCACGAGGCCGTTTCTCAACTTGCAACCCACGACAACTGTTTCACTCATAAAAACCTCAGTTCGCTGCGGAATACGTGGCATACGGCGTGATCACCGCAAGCCCACCGGGAGGCGCGAACGATGCAACGACCCACTGCGTGAGCTCAGATGCCGCACCGTCTGCGGTGAAAATAGAATCTGCCGTCAATGCCAGCTCATCGGCTGTCCAAACAATAGGCACTGTCAATGCCGAGCCATCAACCCAACTCGCATAGACGGGCTCTCCGGGGAATGCGCCGCCCATGAAGCGACACCAGAAATCTCCCTTGGCCGCGAGAGTGACCATCAGGCCCTCGCGCAAAATCCAGGTGCCTTCTTGAGAGTAGATCTTGTTCCAAGTGCCCCATTGAGGAAGCACGAAGCCAACCTTCTGCGTGAGAGTTGAGCGTGTGCTTGAAACCTGTCCTGTCGCCGGTTCCTGATATCCAAAACGGCCAATCGTGACGCCGTTGGGTCCAGCAGTCAGCGCGCCTGCGTTTGCGATGACCGATGCAAACGGGTTTCGTGTGGCGAATCCGCCCTCAAAGGCAGATGTGACAGTATTTCCGAACACTGTTCACCGCCCTAACCGAGCATGCTGGCTATTAAAAACGGCCGCTTGATCACGCACCCGAACGTTCCACTTGAGCGCTTCTGCCGCCATGCGGACTCCATCGTGATCAACTGATGCGCGCGCATCTTCTCGGAGAACGTGCACTCTGCGGTTTTCACGCCCTCGAGATTCTCGACAATCAGCTGTACAAGCTGCCCGCTCGGTGTTGCGTATTGCACCGCCTCGGTCACAAACCTCAGATTGGGGAAGTTCTGCTTGATCAGCACTTCTGCGGAGTTGGTGTTGTACAGCGTCACGTATTTCAACGCGACCGCATTCTGCGGCGATAAGGCAAGCACCATCGGGGCGTCCATATCGATGACGCCGTTCGCCTGCCCCTGCAGCTGAATGAAGAGCCGCACAATGTCCTGATAGATCGTGTTTGCCGTGGCGCTTGTATTCGTCAACCATGAATAGGTCGGCGTGATCGGCGCCGGGAGCGACGGATCATTCAGGAGGCCGTAGTTCTGCAGCCCCGCGATGCCGTAGAAGTACGAATCGTTTTCAAACTTCGCGATGGTTAGCGCCGCAGCGGCCTGCTGCTGCGAGACCCAATCGAGCTTTGCAAGTCCAGCGATCTCAAGCTCGCGTTCGCCGTACTGGACGAACGTTTGAAAAATATAGTTCTGCCGTGACGGGAAATTGATGTTGACGCTTGTCTGCCCGTTCTGGCTGTAGTCGCCGTAACTTGCCGTTTCACCCGTGTGTTCCGCAACGAGGAACTGCAGGGTCTCGGTGATCCATGTGCCTTTTTGCGCCTCACCGACAATCTTCGCTGCTGCCATGCGGGTGACGAGAACCGCGATCACTGCCGGGTCCAGGTAGTTCGCAAGGTACGAGGGAATACCGGCGTTGCTCACCGTCACGAGTTCTGACTGCACATCCATTGCCATGTCGAAGTTGTGCTTCGGCAGACCCGGCTTAGGCCAGTACATCTGCCCTAAGCGCTTGTCGAACAAGATTCCCCGAGATTCAAGATCGCGGAACAGCGCGGGACCATGCCCCTCGCTGATCGCCTGATCAAACGCTTTGCTGTTAAAGGCCAGTGCAGTTTCCATAGGTTCCTCGTTCAATCAAGGCATGTCGGGCCACAGGGTATTCTCCCTGGTGGTCAGCTGACGCCGGCCAGTCGTGCGAATTATGTTGCGAGTTTCGCTCATGCTCCCCAACTTGAAATTTTTCCTAATTGTCCCGCGGTGCCCGTGACTGTGGTGGACGTGATGACGAGCGTTGCAGGAGCGTTGGTGAGATAGGTTCCTGCGCCGCCCAGCGTGCCGCTCGTCTGCGAGAGAATCTGAATGTTGTTCGGGATCGTGTTTGATCCCGTGCCACCGGAGATGAACTGACCCGCAGCAAAAGTGCCGGATGAGAGCGAGCCGATCGTGAGCACGCCATTCACCGCAATGGATGAGGTCGCGCCGACAGCATTCACTGCAACGTTTGAAGCCACATAGAACGGCGTCTCGTACACGCCCTGAAAGTAGACGGTCTCGGAAGAGACGACCGGCCAGCTGCCGCTTGCGATCGGTACGGAATTGGCAAGCTGATACGTGCCAGTGCTGCCCGTGGTGCCCGTCAGCTGCGAGCTGATGTAGGAGCCTGCGGGAACACCTGTGGCGTACACCGCCTGCCCCGGTGCCAATGTGCCGGTGAGCGTCGCTCCGACCGTGAGAATGCCCGTGTTGGCAAGGGATGCGGCGGTTGAGTTGGCGGTGACGCCGTTCCCCGTCGCATTGGCGGTCAGCGTTCCATAGTACGGGTCCGCATAAACCTTCTGACCGACCGTGGCACCAGCTGTGAAAAGACCGAAGAAGTCGCCCTGCTCCATGAGCGTGACCATGTTGCCGGGCACGATGGTCATCGTGGCGAAGCCGAGGAAGTTCGTGATCAGCGCATTGTTCTCGCGATGCACGAATCCAAGACCCGAGTTCGTCTGGTAGTAGTTCGAAGCAATACCGGTTGCCGGATTGCCCCACGCAAATGCGCCGACGAGCACGCCAGCGGGTGCCGCGACAAATCCGCCAGGAGGCGACGGCACCGAGGCGCGAATGTTGGCGCCAGCAAAGTCGCCCGCTACCCCAACGGGAAGCTCGTTATTGACGTACTGTTGAAAACCAGTGGCTGTCATGAGAGGCGCACCTGTGCTGAGTAAAGGGCGCTAGACCCCGCAACCTGAAAGTGCTGTTTTCCGGTTTGCAGCAGCGCCGTAAGCATCTTTACGGTCGCGGGGCCAGCGTTTTCGAATGGGTTACGCACGAATCTGTGCCAGTCCCGGCCAGATGATCGCGGCGTTGGCCGCGGCACAGTCCATGCCGAGTTTTGGTGCGGGGGTCGCTTTGTGCTTCGCCACGCTCAAGAGCGCCTTGTACGCTGCGGGCGGCACGTCCTTGGTATCGATCTTGAGTTGCTTCAAAGCGAAGCCGTACACGGCTTCCGCACTGTCCAAAGCAACATCAACGCCACAGATGGGCTCGACTTCCCGGCGCGCCACATGCAAGGCTTCCACGCGCGCCACAGCAGCATCGCTTGCGGCCTTGATCGCCGCTTTCATCTCATCCGCCGTGACCATGCCGGCGTCCTTCGCGGCTGCCAGAGCGGCATCCTTGGCCTTGTCCTTCTCGGACTCGAAATCCTTGCGGTGATCCGGGTCGCCGTCTTTTGCTTTCTTGTCCTTGGCCTTCTTCTCCTCCTCCTCGTCGTCCTTTTCGTCCTTGGCCTTTTTGTCTTTGGCTTTCTTGTCGGCCGCCTTCTTCTTCTTTTCCTCCTCCTCCTCCTCCTCATCATCCTCAGCCTCGCAGTCCTTCATCGCCGCATCGAGCGCGACGGTGAGTTTCTCGGGGTCTGCATCCTTGGCGAGAAAGGGCTTCAGGGCTTCGGCTAATTTGGCGCGCATTTTGAGCTCCGGGGGGAGGTGGTCAGGCACAACAACTTCGGGGCCACACCGGCCCTCTTCCACGAGCGCTACGTGATTCCCAACCAACTGGGTCATCCGGCCGTCGAAGTACTCGCCCATCGCATAGCCGGGCGTCATGTCGGCCACGTAGTGATAGCCGCAGGAGAGCTGCTCCTTGTGGCCCGATTCGATGGCCCTGATGGCTTGCGCCGTCCATGCGGCAATCGAGGCTTTCAGGTACGGGGGGTCGAACTTCACCTGATCGCCGGTCGTCCCGACGACGAGCTGCTGTGCAGGCTCGTCTGCGGAGACGGCTTTGTGCGTGATGAGAAGCGGGAGATTGCGAAAGGTCGGGGCTGCTGCTTCTAGCTCTGCAGGATCGCGGTAGAGGCGATACACCTTGTCGGGATCGAGCCCCAATTCCTGATACCTCGGAATCTCTTTCCCAAGGTACGGACAGATCATCGCTTTGGAGAGGTTGCACGACTCGACAAACAGACGTTTGTCCAAGTCGTAGGACCGCAGCGACCGGTCTAACGCAATTACCATTGCGCAAAGAACTAGCCTTAAAAATCGCTGCGAGCGGGACAGTAGCTAGGCGCTATGAGCCTGTCAAGATTTACGGGGCGGTGTTTAAGGACTCCAAAATGGCGCGCGATGAACAGCGGCAGTTGATCAGCTGGCCGGGGAATACGTATTCGCCCTCTTCGCTGTCGTACATGCCTTTTGAAACGTCAAATTCTTTGCCGTTCATCGCTATGTGCGTCTTGCGTGGAGTCACGCCAGCGTGCGAATGCATCCATACGGCCAGTGAGATACCGAGTTGCTTCCTTCTCACCGACTCGATCAACGCCTTGGCTTTGAAATTCTCCGTGCGTGCGATAAGAGCAGCACGCCGGTAACTCACGCCGTAATTCTGCTGCAAACTTCGTGAGAGCGTTGCAAGGTCCCCGCCCTTCACCACCGAATCCCATACACTGTTTTGCACGTCCTTGAGGAATATCTGCGGCACGCTCTTGATGAGCGCCACGTTAGAGGCGATCACCGCCTGATAGGCTTCGAGACTCGCCTGCGTCGGCTTGAATGCCACGGTGAAACCTGCAGCGGCCAAAGCTGCCCGCATAGCGCTTTCCGTCGTGCCTAATGATTTGTCTGCAAATCTCTTCGCCAGGTCAGCGGACAGCGCATCGAACTTGGAGATCCAGCGCTTGCCCCATTTGGTGAGCGTGCGGCGCAATGAAATCGTGGCGATAGCATCGTCTTGGGCAAAACCGATACTGGGCGGCTGCTCCTTCCAAGCGTCCGCAATATGCAGCTGCATGGAATCGTGCATGGCCTTAAGCCACTTCTGCAGTGTGCGCTCATATTCGACCCTCACGCCCTCGTTGGCGAATATGGGGCGCAGGATAATCGCGTTGTCTTTAGGCCGCTTCTGCGCTGCCATCATCGTCGTTCGATGCGCCAGTGGGTTCCTCCACTGGCGGCTCCGGTGGCGGTCCGCTCAAATTTTCGTATCCGCTTAAGGGGTCATGCGCGAGGCGCTCGCGTTCCTCTTCCGGTGAGATGACGCCAGATGCAATGTAGCCCACGCCCGCCTCGCCATCGGTCTTTCTCTGCCGTGCCAATGCTTCACCATCAGGCTCCATGAGCGGCACATATTCGTAACTGATCGAATCATCCACTTCGCCAAAGAGATCCAGTTGCGCCAATTGCAGCACCGTGTTCAGCCGAGGCGAATACTCCTTCACCTGCAAGGACACGATATGGTCGTACCACACCTGTATCTCGCCCTCGCTTGAGTTGTTGAGGCCCGAAGGGGTAATGCCCGTCAGCTTGACAAGCGGCATCTGCGATGGCGCGCACATGTGCTCCTGTGCTTGGGCTTGGAGCTTATCGAGTCCAGCAAGAGGAACGGCGACGTTCTTCAAATCCTCGGTGCCGAAGTTGCCGACGAACATCCCCTGATTGTCCCCAGACAGAACCATCGCCCGCACGCGCCTGAGCAGTGCATTACCGTTAGGCTCGCCCTGCAAGGATGCCGCCATGTCGGTGAGCATCACCATCTTCGAGAAGTTATTGATGAGCTTGTTCACCCCATCGCTGGTTTTAAGCCAGCGGTTGACGTACGGCTCCATCAGCTGCGTCAGCGAGATACCGCCAAAGTTATAGGACGGCTTGAGAAGATCAGGCACCTCGCGCGAGATGAACATCATCAAGCGCGAAGCATGGGTCTGCTTGCCGAGCACGTACCACATAGTGGGATTGTAGAAGTCATCGCGCGTGGGATCTGTGGCATTCCACATGACGGGCGTCGTCCACATCGGTTCGATCACCTTGAAGCCGAGGAAAGACCCTATGGAAATCGTCTCCGGCGCGATCACGAGAGGCTTATCGCGCTTGGCATCCTGCCCCTTGATGTTGAGATAGATCTGCGCTCTGCCGAACTGTCCATCGAGCAAACTCGCCTTGCGAAACGCCTCCTGTACCGCGAAATCCTTGAACCACTTTTCGAGCTGCTCGATCTTGTCGGACTTGTCCCCTTCCGCCGTACTCTTGAACTTGATCCACTTGCGCGTCATCTCCGTGGCAATGGTCTGGGATGGCACACGGTATTCTGAGCGCTGGGCAAGTTCCGCAAGGTACGGATAGCCGGGGAACCACAGGCCGCAACCATAAGCTCCCAAGGTGTTCGCCCAGCTCCATAAGCTCTGTGTGATCCCAGCATCGTCCATCGCAAGCGTTGGAGTCTTTGGAGCATCATTCGGGATCACCCCTGGCGGTAATACTGGTCGGCCGAGCTCGCGACGGATCACCGTGCTAGGAGACTTCGGCCCCAGATTTTGCAATGCCGCCTCACTGATCGTGAAGGGCGGTGCGGGCTCAGATATGCCGAGCCATCTGCGGATTGTTTGACGCATGTTGAAGTGTCTGTAGGAAAGCGGGGGAGATGATCATTTCAACCTTAGAGGGGCCGAAGAGCTGCAGCGTGCAATCAAAAAAGTTGGGCGACTTGCTGCCATCTGGTTTCTTTTCCAGCAGAAGCTTACCGGACTTTGCCTGACCGTAAGTCGGCTGTGAGAGTTCCATACACAGCGCATCGACTTCCGGAAAGTCCGAACTGATGCTGATGATATCGTCGGGATTGAACGGCTCGCCTTTCACCACCGCCCGGTAAGTGGCCTCGAAGCGAAAGCGCAATGCCCATGCCGCCTGTATACCGGCATTCTCGAAGAAGTCCTCATTCTTGCGGTCTGTTTTCTGCGCAATGCTCTCTGGATCAAGAACCGCACCGGAAGCTCGAAAGGGCGTCACATGCATCTGCTTCAGCCCGATTGAGGCGCGATGCTCGTTGATCTTACGGGCATCGCCCCTGACTCCTGCTCCTAAGCCATCGGCGTCATATGAAAATCCGGTAAGGGCATTCGTGTCGCACAACAGAAACGCCCGTTCGGTCGTCTTGTAAATGTCCGATTCTTTACCGCTCCAGGACTCCGCATAGGTCAGCACATTTCCGTGGCGCACACCAAATGCGTTCCTGTCCACGCCCTCATCCGCCACATCGAGCGCGCCGCGCTTGGCGCCGGTGGGCTTGATCTTCAAGCGAATATGGGCATCCCGAGCCGCAGCAACCCAGATCGCAGGAATGATGATGCCTTCCATGCTCGCGGAAAAGTCACACAAGATTTCCTGATTCAATACGATGGGGTCCAATTCCAGCTGCTTCTTCTCAAACCACGCCGCATCCTTTCGAGGATCATCGGTCCACAGGAAATCAAACCTCTTGATCTTGCCACCGCGTGCCTTTTGAGCAAAAGGATTGGCGGACCCGTTCACGCTTGAGATATCAATACGGCAGTCCGTGTTGGAGGCGAGAGAAGCATCCACCAGTTGCGGGCGCTCCAGGTGAGCCGACTCATCGAGGAAGTAGATGGCCTTTCTACCACCACGGCCGATGTTATCTCCCGCTTCTCCTGTGATGGATGAATCGGTGGCTGGGAACAACAAGCGCAAAAAGAGCGAATCGCGCTGCTCATTCCACCCCGTGCGAAACTCGGCCGGCAGTTCCTTGATGAACGTGCGGGCTTTGAAAAATATGGTGTCAGGGTCTCCCGTGCGATCAAGCTTGTCCTGTTTTGCTGACCCTACTCCAACCATCATGTTTTTGTGGAAGAGGCATAGCGTGCAGGAGAGCGCCATCGCAAGCCAGCTTGCGCCTACATCTCGTGACTTGACGACGATTCCGGGCTCGCCATTCTTCCATCGCTCGAGCAGCCACTCCAAAAACTCGCGCTGCTTGGGGAAGAGGATGAACGGCATATTGACCGGCTTGCCGACGGCAAGCTTCCTGGGGTCAACGGTTACGCCCCAGTCGTTGATGAAGTCGCACGGGTGCTTCGTGTAATACGCCTTCAATTCCTCGAGCTTCTCCGGCTTTGCGCGAATGAGCTCCAGGAACCGTGCTCGCTTGCGAAAGACGGACGGGTAATCAGGATGCTTGAAATCAAGCACGATAGTCAGAGTCCGCTGTAATTGCGCTGTCGGCGGTCCACATGATCAACAACAGCGGCGGTTCCGGTGTTGGAAGTAGTAGCCATATGAGGAGCAGTCCACACACGCGCTACGTTAAATTCGCCAGTGTAGGCACGGCAATGATCGTGTAGCCCTGGAAATCATAACGGATCACTGTCGCAATCAATGTGATCTGGAAAATCACGACACGCAATTCGTTTGGGTTGTCCTCACTGCCCAACTGGTTGAGCGTTGGCGGGATGATGATCTGGCTCGATGTGCCAAGTGTGCCGCCGATGGCAGTCCAGTCCTGAAGAAGCACGTTGTTGGTGCCATCCCACACACGCCACGAGACCGCAGAAGGGGTGAAGGGGTTGTCGTTCTCGTCCAGATAATTGATCGTGACGTAACACTGGCTCAGCTGATTGATGCAGGGCAGGCTCATGACATTTCACGGATCGATGGTGACGGTGCTGGGAGACGGCTCGATGATAATGGGACTAAGATACGGTTCGATCAAGATCACACTGCGAGAGGGCTCGATGGTGATGAGGCTGCCGCAGTACTGAACGGCTATCGTACTCTGATTCGAAAGCACTCCAATTCTGGAGGGCCCCGGCAAAAAGGTGAGTCCACCGACAACAGTGCCGGAGCCTAACAAGCTCGCCAAAGCACTTCCCGAGGCGAATAGATGTTGCGTACCGAGTACGCCGCCTTCTGCGCTCAAAAAGCTGACGATAATTCCCGTGAGCGTGCCCTCACCGATCAGTGCCCCACTAGCGAGTGCTTCTGCAAAGCTCGTTGCGGTGAGTTGTCCAGAGCCGACGAGCAAGCCCCGCGGCAGAAGCGCAATCAGCACATCCGCCTGCAACATCGCCTGCCCGGACGGCACTGCGGTGGCTAGTACAGCAAGTGCTGCACTGCCTTGCAGAATCCCGCTGGCCGAAAGTGTGCCTCTAGCGTTAAGAGCCGAAACGGCTTGCGACGACAATTTACCGCTGCCCAGCAGGATTGCGTTAGCAAGAGCGGTGCTAATTGCCGCACCCTGAAGAGGGATCGCACCACCCAGTGAGGCTGTGGCAAGAAGTCCCGCGATGCCTTGACCCGACAGTGTGCCAAGCGCCCCGCCGCCCGAGAGGACGCCAGAGCCGAACGCAGCACAGAGCGCATCCCCAGTGAGTGCTCCGCTGCCAACGAGCGCGCCTTGCATTAGCGCTGCCGAGAATGCATCGCCGCCGGTCAGTGCCCCCAACCCGCCGAGCACACCGCCCACCACAAGCACTGCAGGTGCTCTTCCCACAAGACTGCCAGCACCGCAAAGCGCGCCCTGAGCTTCACCCGACGATAGACTCTCGCCGCTGAGGTTCCCAATGCCTCCAAGGGTGCCTGTCGCCATCAGTGCATCAAGTGCCGACCCGCCGCTCAATAACACCACGCCCTGCAAACTCCCTGTCGCAATCGCAAGAGCGATCGCTTTTGCGATGAGCGCGCCAGCACCGGTGAGCGCCCCACCGCTTATGACACTGGCGTTTGCCATGCCGCTCAGCGAGCCAGCGCCCACTACGCTGCCCGCCGTGATCGCCGCCGCCGCAATGCCTTCAGACGTAAGAGCGCCATAACCTGTAAGCGCGCTTTCCGCAAGGCTTGCCGCAAATGCCGTACCGGTCACTGGCAGCGCGCCATTGATTGCGGCATTGCCGATGCTGCCGATGATGGCAGCGCCACCCCCAAAGTTGATTGCGCCATTGATCGGCGCGGAAGCCATCAGTGCGCTGATGCCCTCGCCTGAGAGTGATCCGGCACCGCTGAGCAATCCCGCAGCATCGAACACGCTCAGCGACTCTCCCAGCAGTGCACCGGAGCCAGCAAGCGCACCAGAGGAGACAGAGCCGCTGATGCTGGACCCGTAAGCAAACCAGAAGGGCAGTCCCAGAGCATTCGCAAGCGCACTAGAAAGCGCTGGGCCAGAAAGTGCTCCCGCACCCAGCACAGACCCTACGGTGATTGCGCTGCTTGCCGCGTCGCCTATAAGCAGACCAGCACCGAAAAGCGAACCTTGCGTGACAGCACCATCAACCGTCGCACCCGCAAGAGCACCTGCACCCACCGCGCTTGCGGCAAGTGATGCTGCTGTGATGGTTCCCCCGATGAGAACTCCATTCGTGGTCGCTTTCAACGCGACGAGGAGCCCAGCACCCTTGAGGGAACTTGAAGTGGTCCAGGTATCGGTATATGTCCCTGCAGAAACCCCCGCTTGATACTGCATTCCCCCGGTGCCGCCAGAGCCTGTGTTATTGACTGCCGCTGCGGGTAATGTCCAGCTTCCACTTGCCGTCTGGTTTACATCTGAACCTGTGTTGGGGACGCTCCACGCGACCACATCATCCCCCGCCAGAGTGCTCGTTACGCTGCCCGTGGAATGAGTCGTGGTGGCAGTGGTTTCAAAACCAACCCCGGTTGCATCAACCACGCTGGTGAGCGTGCGCCCGCTGAATTCCTCGACAACTAGGGATTGATTCTCGGTGACTGAAGTGAAACTGATCGTGACGGTATGACCGGCACCGCCTACTATGCCGCTTGCGGTCCACAGATAGATCGCACGTGGAGTAATTGCCATCGGGCTATAGGGATTGCTGGGATGCGCAGTCCACGTATTGCTTTTGGAATCGGCAATCGTGACGCTCGTTGCGCCCGTTGCCGACTGAAATCCAACGACGAGCGTGTTGCCGCTCGTCGTCGTGAGCCCAGCCGTTGCAAGCGAGGTGTGGGCGCTCGCGGCAGTGTTAGTCGCCAACTGCGCTTGGACGTAGGCCACTAGTCAAGCGAGATCACGAGGCTTGAAGCCGCAAAGCTCGGAGTGATATTGTTGGACACCACCAACGGCGCGCACGCAATCAACACTCCCGAGCCTGTAGCGCTCGTGTTGACAGGATTGGCATTGGCGGTGGTGGTGGAGAGCGTGACGGCAGTTCCCGTCACCGTGCCCACATAATAGACGGTGCCTTCCGTCAGGCCCGTCGGCAACACCAGTGCTGGCCCCACACCATAGACCATCACGCGCTCGTTGGCGGTCAGTGCCGAACCCACGACCGTCAACACACCGGGGCTTGCAAGCGTTGCGGTAAAGCCGTAGGAGGAGTTCGCAGGCCCGATTGGCCCTGACATCAGGAGCGTTCCAGCACCGCTCGAGGAGAGCCCTAAGCCCCAATAGGTCAGCGTGTCACCGGTTGCCCCGCACTGGGGAAAGGTGATCGTTGCTGTGTTGGCGACTTGCTCAGGGTTGGTCCCCGATTCAGTAAAGCCGGATGAGGTACGCACGACCGCGACGCGGGCATAGTTGGTGTACGCAGTTTCACTCGTCGTCTGGCTTCCCGTCTCGCCGGGGTCGGCGTTGTGCAGACTGACGTAGAGATTCGTCGCCGGGGACGAGGTGGCATTGATGGCAATGCTCGTCCACGTCGTTGCATTGAAAATCAGATCGAGAATGGATGCCGCGGTGGCATTGGTCAGTGAGGCCATGAGAGATCCTCGTTAAATTGGGGTTGAGTCATCAAGGAAAAACTGCGGTACCAGAGAAGGCAGCCGTCACCGCCCCGCTCACCACCTGCGTCAAGGCAAGCGCGGGGAGCAGCGCGAGGGATGCGAAGAGAGTCTTTTGAAAGCTCATGGAAATACAGGCTAAGGCTGGCGAACCACGAGAACGATGGCCATGGGATAGATCCTTACGGGTTTTCGTATTCGAGAGAAACGGTAATGCCGCCGCTTGAGCCGCTGGAATTGTTAGTGAAGAGGAGCGACCAAGCCTGCCCAGCAGTTAGACTGACATTGGCCGTCACGCTGCAACTGTTGGCGCTCACGGCGATTGTGCAGGTAAGGGCGCTTGCGGTGGCCGAGCCAATGGCGCCTGTGTAGAGCGTGGCGGTGTTCGCGGTCGTCGCCGGTGCGGTCGCCTCGCGCACCGTCATGGTGACGAAGTGGCCCGACATCGGCACGATGCTATAAATGATCGAGCTTGAGGCACCGCCATTGCCGGGAACCAAGTAATCGACGATGCCAGCGCCGAGCGAAGTCTGATACCAACTGATCGGCGTGATGGTCTCGCCTGCCCCGGCGCACGTATTGTAGGAGGCGACCGCCCCGTTGTTGCAGACCGTATTGGCGGGCGAACCGGAAGTGCCCGCCTGCACAATGGCACTGGCCGCGCCTCCAGTGGTCCAGTTTTGGAAGGTGCAGCCTTCGACCACATTGCCGAGTGTGCCGGTGGCGAGGTTCACCCCGATTTGATCAACCCAGGAGGTCTGCGCCTTCACCATGCAACCCGTCAGGTTGTTGTTGTTGGCGTTGATCGCGATGCCGGGAAGAGTGCCGCCCGACTGCACGTTGTCGGCGTACAAGCCTTCGAGCTTATTGCCACCGGAGTCGAACTGGAAAGTTGGGTTAGTGGTGCCGGTGCGGAAAAGGTGAAGCGTATTGGCTAAGAGTCCGCCAGTCCCCGTGTCGCCCCAAAAGCCAATGCCGCTACAGCCGGAGCCGATAATCCGAGTCCATTGGGTGTCGGTGGCGCTGCTGATATGGAAGCAGTTGACGGCGCTCGCCGTTAAGCCCCCCTCCACCCCGTTGTAGACGCGGATGTCATGCCAATGCGTGTCCTGGCAGTGTGAGTTGCACAGGACGTTGGTCGTGATTGCATCGTTGAAGAAATCATTCCCAAAGTCCCATTGCCACGCCTGCGCATTGAGGACTGTGGTCGCAAGACCCATCCCACGGAAAATGCAGTTGTGGATATAGGAGCCTTCCGTGCCGTAAAAGACGGAGGGCGTAGCAACCCATGTGGCCACAGAGCCCGCAAGAATTACGGTGTTGCCGTTGCAGTCGAAATAGCTACGCTGCGTCGAGGGTGCACCATTCAGCGCGCCCGTGGTGAGATAGAAAGGCGCGCCCAGCGTTACCCCGCCCGTCGCCCAAGCGGCATTAATTGCGGCTGTGGCGTCATACCCCCAACCGACAAAGAGCGATTGGTTAGTGACGGTAGATTGCGGACATGGTGAATTGAAAACCAATGTGCTCGTCGAGCCAGCGGTAACGGAGGCGAGCGTCCCGACGTAAGTCGCTCCGGCCGTCCCGAGGGTCGGAATGACAGCGATCTTCCCAGCATCCCCGGTCGCAAAGGCATTGCTGCCGACCGTCACGGTGCAGCTACTCGCGGTCGAGGAGACGTTCGCCGTCACGAGATTCGCAGCGACATTTGCGTATTGCTCAGGGCGATCCCAATCTGCGGCGACCGCTGCCTGTGTGCGGGCGGTGGTCGTCCCGCTCGCCGTGACCTTGGCGGCAGAAGTATCAACGGCAGGCAGTGCCGTTAAGGCAGTTGCAACGGCTGCGCTATTGGTTGCGTTACCCAGCACCGAGTTCGCGGCAATGCTGCCGAAGCTCCCCGTAGGAGGTGCGCTTAAATGGTTGGTGCTATCGACGTAGAGGGTCTGGGATGATCCGCTGGGGAGCGTCCCAGCGTTGAACGAGAGGGCAGTGCCTTGCGAGAGGACGCCGCTGCTGCTACAGACGAGCGGCACGCTGCAGCTCAGCGCCCAGTCCCAAACCGTCGCAAGGTCTGCATTGATCTTGCCGAACGCCTGCCAGGCAGGGTCACCCTCAGTTCCCGTACCGACCTGACTTGTGGCATTGCAGGGTGTTACCCCTGCAATGCAATCAACGTACTGCGGGACTGATTGCGCGTGCGCGAATGCGCAGGGCAAGAGAAGCAGCAACGCCACGAGCCATCGGCGCATGAGTGATCCTCATGCTTACGGGCTGCGGCGAAGGGGAGACTAGCTTAACGGGAGCGGGTTGTAAAAATGCCGGTTCCTCCCGGCGCCGTCTCGCGTGGCGTGTTAAGCGACTCAGATGGGAGTAAAGGGGGACAGCCCTCAGAGCGCACGCACACCGGCAGGTTTTGAGGAATAGTCTAGGTCGGTCGCTTGATCGGCCACTCGCGCGGCAGGGGCTTTGCTTGTTCCTCAGTCAGCCCGGCTGGCGGCGTGCGCTGAATGTGCTCAACACCAGTGGCCGGTTTGTCCTCGGGTTTGACAGCAGGCTTTGCTGGCGGCGCAGGTGGTTTCGTTTCAGGCATGTGAATCTCCTAATTCAAAGAGCTCTCGTGAATCATGGACAGATACGTTTGCTCGGCAAGCTCATCGGGAATGTCCTTGGCGGGGGTCTGTGCAGGGCGCGGAGTGCGGTCCAGAAACTCCACGCTTGAAAGCTTGGGATGCACGTAAGGCGCAGCAGCTTTGGCCGCTTCGATGCGCAGGGCATCTGGCTTCCCCAGATCGCGCGTGACTTGAAGCAGGTATGCAAGCGGAGTAAGGCCACTCGCGGCAATCTCAGCTTGACGTTTGGCAGACGCCTTGTTGCGCGAACCTTTGGGCCTGCCCTTGCCTGCGTTGGGCGGCATGCGCTTGGGCCGCTCAGTTTTCTGTAGATCTTCCATACTTTACTACAGTTCATTACCAAATTTAGTGCCGTCCGTCAAAATCACGGCAGCGCATGTATGGCCTCCCACAGAAGCCAGCCGATCACGCTCCAGATGATTATTTCAAGGGTCCATGATTTCATGGCTTTACCACCGGAGCGAAGTGCTTTGGCTTTGTCCGACTTTGGCCTACGGCGTAATGATCACTTTCACTTCCCGAGCTCTCCGCGCATCAGGGGGATGAAATCATCTAACGACAGGACAACCAAGGATTCCTCGCCATCAGCGCGCATGATAACGACGGGAACTTGGCCGGGCTGTTTGGCAGCAAGCTTGGCCTGTGAATACCATTCATATTGAGCAATTTCGCTACGCCTTTTTGCTTCCAAAATGAATTTGCCGATTTCGATATCGCACCCACCGTCTCTACTCGCTGACAAGAGCCTACGCACAGGAAAGCCAAATTCATCCCTAAAGCGATGGCATAGCTCATTCTCGTACAAGATTCCCTTACGACGGTGAGCAGCCGTCATGCGCTCTCTCTGCAGTATTCGCGCTTGAGAGCGCGATTCCACGCGCGTGTTCTGTTGAACCAAGGATAGGGCACGGCAGGCAGTGGCTTGTCGACAAACGCGCACAGCGGCGCCCAGCCGGGCATTGCATCCATGTCCATGATCAGAAGATCGTCGGGACGATCCTTGAAATATTCCCTCACTTCGGCATTGTGCCGGCGATAGCGCTCCAAAAACACCAGTGCGTCAAAATCCTTGCGCCCATAGAGGGCGGTGTGAATCTGCCCGGTGAACGGGTAAATGTCCCAAATCCCTCTCGTTGGGTTGTATCTTTGATCCCACAATCTCCTCACGCTCATCAACCAGTCGACCTCGTTGCGCACGGTCAGGATGAACTTCGAGCCGGGGTATGCAAGGTCCAGCTTTTGATATAGCAGCGGGATGGGATTGTCTGACAGCGCATACCAGCGCTCCAAAGTGGGCGATCTACCAAGAGCATTCATCTCGTACCAGATGAGCGGGGCCTCGCCCTGCCCCCAGTGGAAACTATCAAAGCCCAAGATCTTCAACGCCTCATGCAAGGAGCTGGTCGCTGTTTTTTGCAAGCCAATGCCGAAGATGCGCGTAGGCAAAGCGGTAAGCTCTATCGGCTCGGCACGCCAATTGCGATAGACCGTACCACAGCCAATCCTGCCGTGATTGACCACAGTCTCTGTACGAGCTCTGATTACGTCGATTTCCAGTTTGTTCTCGTACTTTTGCGCGTGTGGGTATTCCTTGAATCGTTCTCCCGCACTGTGATTGATAGCATGCAGGTGGGCATTGTCGATATAGCGCATGCTGTAGCCCATCCTCTGCAGGCGAAAGTTCATGTCCATATCCTCTCCCCGCCAGGTGTCGAATACCTCATCGTAGCCGCCGACCTTGAGAAACGTTTGCGACCAAAGAGCAAGGCGCCCGGCATAGCCTCTCGCGGGGCGCAGCGCGCCATGCGGCAGGCTTTTGATGAGCTGGTAATCGGGACACAGGAAAATTCCAGGCACAATCCCAGGTTCGGCAAAAGCCTCGGCAATGAATCGATCAAAACCCTCCCCGGTGAAGTTATCCGCATCCACAGTGACCAGAATATCCGCGCCTTCCAACATCCCGCAGCGCGCCGCCATGTTCTTTGCGTGGGCCACATGGAAGCGATCGGCCTTCGTGCTGTAGAGCACCAAGCGGCCTGAGTCCATATCCTTGCGATGATTGCGAGCAAGGTATTCGCGCAAGTCATCTTGGCTTCCGTAATCCAACAATACAAATTTGGCATCGGGACAATCGGTAAGGTTCTTGGGCAAGGTCTGCTTGATGTGGTGCGCCCTACCCTTGCACGTGGTGCAGAAAACCACATTCACGCCGCCGCCTGCTTCAAATAGCGTTCACGTACTTTCGTGATTTCAATTTCAGCCAGCGCCATGTCGGCGCGCCAATGTTTGACCTGGTAATCGAGCGGCACATCCTTGCCGTATTCGCGCATGTCGCGAGCCCACGCGTTTTTGTATTTCACAAGCGGCGCGGTCAAATCCTTCGACTCCTGGGAGTTGGGATTGCAGTCAAGATCACAATACAGCCAGCCCTCTCGCTGACGGCTCGTGAGGTAGTGCAGGAGCCAGCTATTCGCTCGCATGTCCCACACGTCCCCGGCGTACTGGTGCTCGAGGCGCGGCGGTCCTAATTGCGGCTCGTCCCAGTCGTCATGCCGCGCCATGCGCGCAAGGCTCACGAACTCCGGCAAGCTTGGGACGGTTCCCTTTGCACCGTAGGCCAAGCGGCGCAATGCACGGTCGATCTCGTAATCGCCCAAACGCCCAAGCATTGCAACCCACTCATCCGGCGGCGTGAGCCCAAATTTGCGATCCAAAGCCTCGCCACCGTAAAGCCCGGTGAGACGCTTCCAGACTTCAATGGTTCTTGGCGATAAGGTCGGATTCATGGTCAATCACTCGTGAGTCATCGGTTCCTGCAAGGGCCCGCATGATTCGCTCGGTCGCGTTTTCTTTTTTCGGCTGCTTGGGCGGATGCGCCAGAAGCCGCATCCCGGTTTCAACCTGCGCTGTGTCTCTCAGCAGCGTGTCGATGCCGTCGTAGGTCTTGCCGTCGCCCTTGGGATCGGTTCCGCAATGCCATTGGGAATTCTTGAAACCCGAGATGGCATCGCAAAGTTGTTCCACGTTGAACTCCTTGAGCCGTGCCTCGATTCGCTTACGGCGCTTGCGATCGAGATACGCCCTCGGGTGATCCCAGACTTTTTTCCAATGATCGAAAACTGTTTCCGCCCCCGCTGGGGGGGTAGGGGGGGACCCGGAGTCAGGAGTCAGGAGTCCGGAGTCAGGAGTCAGGAGTCCGGAGTCAGGAGTCAGGAGTCCGGAGTCAGGAGTCAGAGCGGCTGACGCCGGAAAAGGCTGGCCTCGTCTGGTGCTAGCACTCTTCTTATATGGTGCTTGTACGGTGCCAGTACCATTTAAGCACGGTGCTGGTATGGTGCTTGCACCTTCATGGATGTGCGGGCTCTGGTGCTTTTTCCATGCAAGTATTTGAATATAATTGATATTTTCAGAACTGTAGCGCAGAAGAAATCCACGCTCCGCGAGCGCGCTAATACCCTTCTCGCAGTCCACGTTGTCGCCAGGGAACACGTCGAGCTTGACTTTCTTGGGCCGATCTTCGAGCCGCCCTTCCCTATCGGCCATCCCCCACAGGCCCGCGAACAACAACCGGTATTCGAACGGCAGTTCGATCAGCTGCTCGTTTTTAAAGAAACCGGGCTTGATGCTACGTGCACGCATAACTGCACGTGCTCGCATGGTGCTTGTATGGTGCTTGTATGGTGCTCGCACCGGACTTTTTCCGACTCGATTCCATTCCCCACTCCTCTGCCGTGGCACAGCGCACGGTGTTTCCAAGTTAAAGGCGGCATATAGGCCGCGAGTGTTTGAGCTGTCAGCCCTCGATTTAATCCATCGCACACCTCCGAAAATTGGGGAGCGCGCCGTGAACGATCAACATTTGAAACTCTCTGCCCCCCGCGCGGCTGCTTTAGAGCATTTCCTCGCTTGCGGCAGGATTGCAGACACGCGATGAAAGTCTTTCGATGACACTAAAGGTGCGGATGGCACAGCAAAACAAAGTTGAAAATCTGCAAGCGCTGGACGCATGGTCGGATTTAATGGCACACAGAGCTTTCCCGAACGTTCCGCCTGAACGCTCGGACCTTTACGCTGACGAACTGCACGAGGCCGTCGTGAATCTGGTTTCATTGCTGAAAAGATATCTTCAAGCTAGAGAAAAATGAGGGCTCAGCATTGAGCCGCCAACTTATGTCTGGACGTTAAGTCGAACCGCGCGAGATAAGTTGAAACGCCCCCAATCACACTAGTAACTCAGGCAATCTGCGGCGAAGAAGAACGACAGCTACTTGGGAGAGGCTTCGTCTTAACGACGACGATCAGAAAATCGTGCAGACGCTGAACACGACGCACGCTGGGATCTTTGATGCGGCCCGCCTGAAACTTGCGAAGCCATTCAAATCCGACGTTCGCGCGTCGCGCGATGTCGATAGGTGACAGCTCACAAGCATCCAGAAGCCTGACGGTTCTATCGAGGAGCGGCTCATTCATCCCTTTCAGTGTAGGTAAAAGTTTACCCACTTGTCAAGGCGAGGCGGACTTGCTTGAGGCAACTCTTTACCAAACCTTGCCATTACGCTTTAATCGTATGGATCATCAGCTTAAAAAGCGCGTAGGCGAGGTACTCTCGAAGAACCTTGAGCCGTTAAAAGAGAACACAGGTCTAGAAGACGGGCTGATTGCCAAGAAGGCAGGCGTAGCAAGGAAAACCGTGAATAACATGACCGCCAGCCGCCACAGCACGACGGTCGGCGCCATTGCTGCAGTTGCCAGTGTATTTCGGGCCGAGGCGTGGCAAATGTTAGTGTCAGGAATGCCGACCAAGAAGTACGAGCTCGAGCAATTCGCCCGACTGGTCAGGATGTATCTCGCCCTATCGGACGGTGGACGTGAAAGCGTCGTCCGTACCGCCGAGATAGAATGCAAAGACGAGGGAATCTTTGGAGATTTCCGTGATGGTGATGACTCCAGCGAATCGCCTACTCACCCCAAAAACTAAAATGAACACGATTGCGAAAGCCGCAATCATCGTAGCAGGCATTTTTCTCGTGCTTTATTTCTTCGGCACGCAGCCGCCTCCTGCTGCTCCTGTCCCTGTTTCACAGGTAGATCAGTACGGACTCGTAGAGCAAACACCAGAACAAAAAGAAGCTATCGCGCAAGGGATACCAGAATACGCGGCAGCTTGGAACGATCAGCCCAAAGAAAGGCAAATCTATAGGATCAGCGCCGAAGAACTCCATCTCAAATATGATCGCAATGAAGTTGCCGAGCAGCAGGAGATCGGCAACGCGCGCGTTGAAGTAGAAGGCACGATCAAATCAATCGACATGGATTTCACTGGCGATCCGGTAATTAATCTTGCGACGACCAACCAATTTGAATCTGTGACGCTCTCATTCGCAGGCTCAGATAAACAGCAAATCGCCAAGCTCGCCAAGGGGCAACGTGTTCTTGTGCGTTGCGAGAAAATGACACGCATCATCGGCTCCCCGGCCGGCGGTCACTGCACCCTCCTAGAGTAGATTCTTAGAAACCTTTAGTAATCGTTTACCCACTCGTAGGTAAAAGATTACTTGACACGACTTCCTGTAAGGGGTAAAGTTTTACCCCTCATCGGGAGGTCAGACATGAGTAGGCAGGACGAACTTCAGGAATTCATCAAGGAACTGGCGCCGTTCGACAACGGTGTGTGGACTCCCGAATACCTCGCAGAGTTTGAGCTCACCGACGAGCGCCTCGCGCCTGTCTACGCCGACCGTCTCAACTGCTCAACCCAAGGCGCGCTGGAGCATCTCGCGGACCTTTTGAACATCGAGCGTGAGCGGCGCGAGGAAGGCGAGTACGGCGAATCCACATCAACCTATTACGAGCGCGAGTGCTTTGACCGCCGCATTTGAACTCGTGGACGAGGACTATTTGCCGCGCATCCCTGCGCCGCAGCGCCTTCCTACCTTTCGCTCTGCATCCGCCATCGTGCGCACGCGCTGCCTTGAGTTCAACGAAGAGCTGACGATGCTCGTCTCCGGCTTCACGGCTACCGAGGGCGTGATCGTCGTCAGTGTTGACGTGGCATATGAGCTGCGTCGCCGCAGGAATCTTGTGACGCGCGGCATGCAGACTTTTTGCGAATACACCGTGCGGCCTATTTTCAGGCTATCGGGGGGGCTATGAAACTCTGCAAAGACTGCAAATTCTACGATGCCACGAGCGACTTAGCGCAGCGCAATCCGCGCGAGTACGCGCGCTGCGAATACGGCAAGAAGATCACGGTGTCGGTTGTCACGGGCGAAAGCTTCGATGCGCGCGATCTGACGTTCTGCTCGACGGTTCGTGAGAGTGGCTTGGAACGGCACTGCGGGCCCGACGCGCGCTTCTTTGAGCCGCGACCCATGACGTTCCTTGAGCGCGTCCCTTTCGATCAGATGCAAACGTCATGAGCGTCCGTCTCGCCATCCGCCCCATCATCCCCGTGCCCGATCCCGAGCAGGCGCAATCCCTGTTGGACGCGCAGCTCTTGGCCGAATACCGCCTGCGCGTGAAGAAGAACGAAGCGCTCAAGGCCACACGCAAAGCGCTGCACGAGAGCGGCGATCCCCTCGCGCGGCTGCGAATGGAGCTTGACGAATTACCTGATCAGCCTTTTTGAGGAGAGCAAGATGGACAGCATCCCCGGCGAACTCGCAAGTGCCCTCGCCAAGGCGCAAGCCGAGATGTCGAACCCCGGCTTTGACTCACAGAATCCGCACTTCAGGTCGAAGTTCGCCTCTCTTGCGGCGGTGAGGAATGCGGTCGTGCCGGCGCTTGCCAAGCATGGCGTGTTCGTCACGCAAGAGCTGACGCGCACTGAGAACGGGGTTGCCTGCTCGGTCATCCTCATGCACTCAAGCGGCCAGTTTCGCTATGCGCCTTTCGAGATGCCGCTTGCGAAGGATGACGCGCAGGGCGTGGCTTCCGCCTCCACCTACGCGCGCCGCTACACCCTGCAGGCCATCGCCTGCGTGGTAGGCGATGACGATGACGACGGCAACGCTGCCACCGGCAAGAACGGCAAGCAGCACGAGGAGAGCGAAGTGTCGCAGACGCAGGCGAGGCTTGCCGCCAGTAACTTACTCGCCGCGCACAAGAAGGGCTATCCGGGGCCGGTGTATGACGCGCACCTGGAGCTCATTCAGGACGAGGATCTGTATCGCGCGGCGTGGGCGCTCATCTCGGCGCCCGTGCGGCGGGAGATCAAGGAGATGGTTGACCACGAGAAGCATGCCCGCATGATCGAAGGCTCTCAGAGAGAGCCCGCAGAGACAGCCTAGATGGCGAGTCTCTACCTGCGCAAGACGCTCTCCGGCTTCGTCCCGAACGATGAGGCGAGTGCGGAGTTGTGGCGCCGGTACAAGCAGGGCGGTGTTTACAGGGCTGACGTGGTGAAACCACGCTCGTACCAGCATCACAAGTTAGCGTTCGCGCTGCTCAATCTGACCTTTGATAACCAGGATCGCTATACCGATTTCGAGACTTTCAGGAAAGCGGTCGCGCTCGCTGCCGGACATGTGGAGGAGCTCGTGACGCTTGAGGGCGAGATCGTGCGACTACCGGCCAGCCTCAGTTTTGACTCTCTCGACGAGATCGAATTCACGCGTGTATTCGGCGCGATGATGACCGTGTGCGCAAACCTGTTGCACGACATGGGCCGCGACGAGCTTGCGGCCGAAGTGTCGGTGTATGCGAACGAGCACTACGGAGCAGCGGCGTGAACTTGCGCGATCACGCGAGGGAGCAGCCGTGCCGAGTCCGACTGATCGGCGTGTGCAGCGGCAATCGCGAAACCACGGTGCTCGCGCACCTAAAGAACGGCTGGTATGGCAGTCTGAAGCCGCCCGATATTGTCGCCGTGCACGCTTGTAGCGACTGCCACGACGCGATCGACGGCAGGAGCCACCCTGAGCACCTGACGCGCGAAGAGATCGACCTAGCCGCTTACCGTGGCTTATGCGAGATGTTGTGCTACTACGTACGCGAGGGAATCGTGTCGTGGTGAGACGCGCTATCCGTCCTTTCTGGGAGAACGTGCGCAAGGGCGCGCCAGGGGTTTGCTGGCCGTGGCTCGGATTCAAGAAGTCAAGCGGCCATGGACTCACATCGCTTGCGAGCCTGCCGATCAGCGCGAGCCGCAAGGCATGGATTCTCACGAACGGGCCGATCCGCGACGGCAGGTCCGTCCTGCATCGCTGCGACAACGCCGCTTGCTGCAACCCCGATCACCTGTACTTGGGCACGAGGGTCGACAACATGATCGATCGCTTCGCAAAGACGCCGCCCGATGAGCGCTGCGCACGCGGCCGGCCTTTCATGCTAACTGACGAACAACTGGCAAAGCTTTGGACGATGCGTCGCGAGGGCGCCACTCTCAAAGAGTGCGCTTCAACATTCGACGTGCACATCGCCACGGTATGCCGTTACATCACCGCCAAGCGCAAAGAGCGCATTTTGAAACTGCGCACTGACAGGGTGTCTATCGCACAAAGGCGCGCGGTATAAATCTAAAGTGTTCTGATAGAAAAAAATTTTAGTGGATTGATTGGAAAGGAGATTTGCGTGCTGTGTATATTAAGTAAAATCAGAGTCGGGTGTACTGTAGGCTGTGCGCCGCAGTCCATCAGAGCTTTACGGCTTAAATATCAGCGAGATAGCTCGCCTCTGCCGCGTTTCCTTGCGGACCGCCTCCCGCTGGAAATCAGGACGATGTGTCCCTCCGGCCACCGCGCTCATGATTCTGACCGGCGATCTTGGGATGCTAAATCCCGCCTGGGCTGGCTGGTGCATCCGCGGCGAACAACTGATCTCGCCAGAGGCTTGGGCTGCTACCCCCGGCGAAGTGCGCTCGATCCAGATGATGCGTGCGCAGATTCAGAACTACCAGCTCGAGCAGCGCATCGCCCGCCGCACCCTCGAGGCCCTCGAGGAACAGCCCGCCCCTGCCGACCTTCCGGCACAGCTCCAGAAGTAGAGCCCGACCACTCCGTAGCACCTGGCTGCGGAATCCCGCACCCGGAGCGCCGGCCATGAGCTGGTGGCCTCTTGCCGTGTTTGTCCTTGCGATCTGGATTGTGAGGACCTCGTGAGCGCCTGCCTCGCCCCCGACCGGGTATGGATGGCGCTCACCCTCGCTCTCGCATTCGGTGCGCTCTGCGGCTTTGCCATCGGCGCGAATCTCATGAGGAAGCGATGAGCGCGCTCAACACTGAAGATAAGGTCCGCAAGGGCCGTCATGCGCGAGGGCGCGCTCATAGCGACGCTGTCCGTGCTGCCCTATCAAGGCGCGGGAGCAATAAACAACCGACGGAGATTGTATGAAATCAGATAAACCTTTCCTCATTAGGCAAGGCGATGTTGGACTCGTTGGCGTTGAGGAAATCCCTGCTGATGCCATCGAGCAGAAACGTGAGGGCGGCGCAGTAATTTTGGCATTTGGTGAGGCAACTGGGCACAAACACCAGTTTCTAGATGCTGGCGTTACGGCACTGCGCGCCGCGAATGCAGATGTGTTTCTCAGGATCATAGAGCCCTCTGATCTTGTGCACGAGGAGCACACGAAAATTACTGTCCCTCCCGGCCTTTATCGGGTTTTAAGGCAAAGGGAGTGGGGCGATTCCGAAGAGCCGATCATGGTGGCCGACTAGCCATGAGCACCAAGATCGTTCGCCGCCCCGATTACGCTGGGGGCGGCATTACGGCCCGCGAGAAGCAGCTCATGGACGAGCATGCTTCCTCGTGGATCTCAAATGCCCTGCGCACCGATACGGTGGATCGGCAGGCTCTGACGCGCGCAATCAAGGACCTCTACAAAGTTTCCGGCCGACCAGAGCCGATCGTGGTGATTGTGCCGAGCCCGCGCATCATGGCATTCGCGGGCGGCTTCGCTTCTGCGATCTGGTATTTGAGAGGCCAGGCGCTCAATCCGGCTGCGACCGAGGCTGCGACCGAGGCTGCGACCGAGGCTGCGACCGAGGCTGCGACCGAGGATGCGACCAGGGCTGCGACCAGGGCTGTGACCAGGGATGCGACCTGGGATGCGACCAGGGATGCGACCAGGGATGCGACCAGGGCTGTGACCTGGGATGCGACCGAGGCTGCGACCTGGGCTGCGACCGGGGCTGTGACCAGGGCTGCGACCGAGGCTGTGACCTGGGATGCGACCAGGGCTGCGACCAGGGATGCGACCAGGGCTGCGACCTAGGCTGCGACCGAGGCTGCGACCGAGGCTGCGACCGAGGATGCGACCTGGGCTGTG